TAGGTTTGCGCCGCCTGGCAATACATCAACACTAGATCCACGACCGTCTGCTGTAGTAGGGAAGAAGTAATCTTCGTTTGTACTCAACGGATTATATGTAGCATCCATCATGTTTTGTGCGCCAGCGCCTGTTTGTGTAGGTATACGGCGTTGATGAATTTCGTTTTTAATACGCTCAACAAAGGCCATAGCCATGTGGCTTGGCATGTTACCAACGTCAATTTTAAAGATTCTACGCTCCGGTGCACGTTGCACACGGTAGATAATAATACTATCTTCAAGCAGTTCTTTCTGCTTAAAAACCTTAAAAATGTTCTCTAATACACTATTACCAAACGGCCAAAATACGTCCAAGCCTTCTGTTAAACTAACGTGTAAAACGTGTTCTGCTGCGATTGCTGCTTCGTTTTTGGCGTGACTAAAGCGGCTACCGCCGCCGTACGGTGCTTGTGGCTGTACATATGCACCGCTTGGACCACCTGTTTGTGGGTGATTTGTATAGGTATCAGTTGATGCTACCGCTGTCATTGACAAGTTTTGGAAGTTTGGATTAATGTCTTTAATCAAATACTGCTCGGGCTTTTTACCCTCGCCTTCGTTAACAATAACCTTAGTGACCTTGGTCATTTCAGTCCAGTACAACTTAAAGTTTTCCGGATCGCGAATGAACACTTGATCACCGTACTTTAAGGTATTGCGAACTACTTTAAATATTCTTTTATTAAAGTCGTTAAGGGCAACCCACTGTTGTAGCTGCTCCTTGATAATCTTTACTTCGTTGTCGCTGGGCTGTTCTTTGTACTTGATAGTAAATGCAGTATGATTTTCTTCATTTTTTTGTGTACAAAACTCAGCCAAAATGTCCAATGCAGCGTTAACTTCACTGTCCATGTCCATTTGTTCGTATTGGTTGTAACGTTCAATACGGTTAGGGTGTCCGATGTAGACTTCGGGTAATTGACTTTGGTAATTACGAAACCCAGGGTCAGGCGCTCGGCCACCGCCTAGGGGACTAATATTACTCGGTAAATTTGATGTCTTAAAATACTTTTTCCATCCAGCCATATGTGTTCTCAGTTATGCTATATTTACCGCAGCTTAGGCGGTATTCATGCTAATTCTTTTTAGCAAATCAACTGCTTGGTCTAGCTTGTCTACCATGGCTAAGTTGGTTTCGTTGTCCGGAATTACTTCGGCACGTTTTTCTTCGGGCTTGGTAATTTGCATGTGTAGGTGTTGTCCTGTGCCGTCTGCATCTGGATGTGCTTCTACAGTTCCTTGTATGCCTTTTTCGCGCATACGTTGATGCAATGCTTCAACAATTTCTGTCATTGACGCAGATTTAGGCTTGATGTCAGCAGCCAAACCTTGTGTATGCTTGCTACCAGGTTTGTGTTCTCTATGATACTTGTCATCTGCTCCTGTAACCACAAAGCTACCTTCGCCAAATTTTGCATAAACATCAGCTAACACAGCTTCAAGTCTAGGATCAGTTTTGCCGCCGGCATGAGATTCTGGACTCTTCCATGGTATTGCACCAGGTGGTACAGGCTGTGCTGCGGATTTTATGTCTTCGGGTTTTACTACAGCCTTTTCAGCTTCACGTGCTTTGCGTTCCTTGGCTTCGGCTAGTCTAGTTGCCAATCTAGCTTCACGTGCTTCTTGACTACGTTGTCCGTGCTCTTTTTCTACCGCCGCTAAACGCTCCTTAGCTGCTGCTGTTTGATTTTCAGCATCAATACGTGCAGCAGAAAGGGCATGAATATCTTGCGGAATTGGAATAGGAGTTACTTTTTTCTCAACACCGGCTTCGGAAAGTAATTTATCCAACAAAGCCGAGAATTTTTCAACTACAAACTTACTAGCAGGACCTGTTAGTTCTTTTGCCAACTTGGCATTGATTGCAATCAAGTTGTCAGTAATACTAGCAATAGCAGGAAATGTTGTGGTTGTAATTGCGTCCATGCCGCGCTTAAACTTCTCTAACCCATCAATAACTGATGCCAATGAACCTTTTTCGATTCCCTTACCAGCTTGTGCTTCAAGTTCTTTCCTACGGGCTTCTAGTTCCAGATTAAATGTAACAATGTTTCCTAGTTTAGTAGTTGCAGCAAGTATACCCGACGCAGTTCTGTTGGCTTGATCAATGTATTCATTCTTAACGCCACCTGCTGCTAGTTTAAAGAGATCTTCAAGGCGTTCTGCTTCCATTTTAATCAACGGTGCTCTGCTTTGAATGTATTCAGCTTGGTTTTTATTGAACTCTGCAATGTTCATACGCTCTGCGTCAGCTTGAGTTGTACGAATAGTTTCTGCCAGTTCCGGGAATTGCTGTTGGAATAGCAAGGCCTGCTTGCTGCTTACGTTACCTTGGGTATTGAATACTTCAGTAGCAAAGTCTCCTGCTTCTTTACTGACCGTACCAAACATAGTGATGTTTTTACGAACATTAGCAGCTTGATCTTCATTCATTCTGCCCAATCTCATTTGATAGGCAGCATTTTTTCTGCGTTCTTCTTCTTCTCGTTTTAATGCTTCGGCGTTTTTACCAGTTAAAGATGTAAGTTCTTTTTGTTGTACCAAATAATCTTTTGCGCCAGCTTCAAGATTTCTAGTTGTCTTAAGAACGTCAATTCCGTAGCCAGACAACATTGAAGTGTAGTCAGCAGTGGCTCCTGCTAGTGCTTCGTAACTACCATATATGGTCAACAATGCACCGTTGTTCTGTGCAATACGATAGCTCATGTTACCGATCTTAGCAGCATTAGATTCCAGGGCGCCGCCCATTGCAGCCAAGTTATCAATGTTACTAGTAACAAATTTACTAAAAGTACCAATGCTCATACCAGAGTCTAGGGCCGTTTTTTGCAACTTTTCTAAGTTCGCCCCAAAGGTCATGCCGGTTTTGGAAATTTCGTTGTAGCTGCCCACCAATTTGGCAGCGTTTTCTAACTGTGCCTGTAATAGTTGTGTCCCGAGGTCAACAACAACACCGGCCATTTTATCCGCTGCTGTAAATGCTCCGCCAACAAATGGCAGGCCCGAGAAGAAGGTGCTCATTGCACCGGTGATACTCTTTACAGTATTGCCCAACAACTGTAACGTTGGGATTACCGCTGTAAATGCGTTGTCAGAATTGTACAGGGCCTGTGTACTAGATACCGAGCCTGAGAAGAACTGTTGTAGGCCATGCACAGCTTGTTTAATGCCATTGGCCATGGCCACTTCACGTTGCTCTTCATATTTCTCACGTTTCTTTGCAGCTTCTAGAGACCTAAGCTGCATACGCACTTGATCTTCTGTGGTTTTAAGCTGCTCTGCTAGCTTTTTAATAAACAGAGTTTCTTGCATCTCTGCTTTGGCCAACATTCTAGCATGGCTCTCGTAGCCAGCGTTAACCGTGCCCAAAATATGGTCTAGCTGTTCTAATCTATCTTCAAGTGCCATTTAAACTACCCAGTTAATTACATGTGATAAGTACATATATCAATTATTTATGGAGTACTTATATGAGTAGTTTATCACCCAATCCACTGGCCAAGCATTTTAGACAGCCTGCACTATACATCAAATTGCCCAGTAACGGACGTTGGTATCCACCTAATACCATAGACTTACCTGCCACCGGCGAAATTCCAATTTTTGCAATGACTGCAAAAGATGAACTAACTATGAAGACTCCGGATGCATTGATGAACGGGTCCAGCACTGCACAGGTCATTCGTAGTTGCTGCCCTAGCATCTTAGATCCTTGGAAAATGCCTATAGTGGACTTAGATACGCTGTTGCTTGCTATTCGTATTGCTACCTACGGCAAGGAACTGGAATTTACTGCTGTATGCCCACACTGCACTACTAAAAATGAACAAAACATTGATGTTAGTGTAATGATGGATCGTATCAATCCAGGCGATTGGAGTAGACCTGTACAAGCCGCCGGGTTGTCTATCAAGCTACGCCCACTAAGTTACGAAGAATACAACCAAAATAACATGTTGAACTTTGACGAGCAACGTATTATTCAAATTGTACAAAGCGAAGACTTAAACGAAGCGGAAAAACAAAGTAAATTTGACGAAGTATTCCAGAAGTTAATTACAACTGGCATTAATGCTGTCAGCAAGAACATCGAATACATTACTACACCCGACGGTGAAACAGTAACAGACAAAGCGTTTATACTGGATTTCTTAAACAACTGTGATAAAGCAGTATGGGATTCAATTCGTGCTTATTTAGATAACATCAAGAATGATAACAAGTACAACGAAGTAACTCTAACATGTCAAAATGAAGAGTGTGGTAAAGAGTTTGTTACTCCATTCCTATTTGAGCAGACAAATTTTTTCGTATGAGGCTTTTGACTCTGTCCAATGAGGATATTGTCGAATACATTGAAAGTTTCGATCGAGAGTCAAAAGCCATAAAACAGGAATTATTTAAAATATGCTGGTATATGCGTGGTAGCATATCCTATGATGATGCCGTATTCCTGAGCTATGAAGATCGTGAGATGATCAATAAGCTGATTAAAGATAATTTAGAAACTACTAAGGAATCAGGATTGCCATTCATTTAAGATGTACTGCGTACATCTGTTGTTTCGCTTTGCTCACAACAAATTTAAATCAATTCAATTAACTATAAAACTAATTAACTGAATTCATTTAACTAAGAGCGAAGCTATTAATAGTTTCATCTAGATTAATCGGTCACACTTTGCCCGCACAGGGCAAAGAAATGAATGAGCTTCATCTGAGTAGCACAGCCACATAGCGTTACAACATTACAGAGGCGGTTGTCCGGTACCTCGAGTTGCGTCTTTATCACAACGGCAGCTAATACAATATACGCTAACATATTGCACTAACCTGTAGCATCGCTGCTACGTCTTTTTAGCCTTACAAATTGTTTACACCCATGGTAAACAATCGCTTTTATTCTTTTCAAACAATCAAACCGCGGCAATTTGCGATCTTCGTCCTGTTAAGGATAGTGATTGAGTGCGCTAGTCAGCATAGCGTCTTCCGTCCCTGCGACCCGTTGGTCCAGTTGTCTTAATGTTGGGCACACGTTGTTAGCCTGTGCGAGCCTTATACTGATAATTTGTTTAAAATGTGGGAGCCATGGACACGGACAGAGATTTGTCCGTTATAATAATCTTTAGATTCTAAGACTTTACGAGTAAATTGTTCTCTTGCTTCGATATAACTACATTCTGCTTTACTTTTACATAGGTATAGGATTTCCCGTGTAAACTTATCAGCACCTAATGCTGCTATATCTTTGTTTAATTCATCGCTTGAGCCATAATATTCGCGCCAATCAGAATCGATCTTACTACGTATTTTCTTCTTCTTTTTGGTGCCGTTTTTGAGTTTTACTGTTTTTAAGGTGGTCTTAGAAAATTTTGCTAGCTTTTTGCCTATGTATTTGCGCCCTGATACAGAGTTTGTGATGAGATAAACGAAACCTACGCAGTCATCTGGTAGAGAGTCAACTTCGGTTCCTTGATAATGCCATGTCATTGTACATTAGTTATGACACAGCGAGCCATGATAAAAATTATGTTATTTCTACGTCAGTATTGTAAGTGGTAAATCCGTTTTCCTTAACAACGTGTAATGTATTGTTAACTCGGCCTGCTAGTTCATCTTTGTGTGAAACTAACCAAATACTCTTATTGCTGTCTCTTGCCATCTTTTTAAGGATAGCTAGACTATTTTCAACCCCGCTACTGTCCATTCCGCTATCAACAAGCTCGTCGATAAACAATAAATTAATGGGCTGATACAAACTTTCCCACACATCACGGAATGCCCATGATAATGACAGGATCAATCGGTTACGTTCACCACGTGACAAGTTGTCAAAGTCTAGATCCCGTCCCAATTCAGTGATACTAACTGTCAAGTCATTGTTGAATTGTACAGTATGCGGCAGGCCAATGCGATCTAAGTATTGCCCTAATCGTGTATTCAAGTAGCTCAAGTTCTGATCAATAATGCGTTTGCGAATAAAACTGTCTTTGTTTGTAAGCAGCTTTAACAAAAACTCTTGATGTTCTTTGAGATATGCCAAGTCATTGATTATGCTGTAGTCAATTTCTTCAACAGCATGTTCATTCATTTCTTTAATTTGTTCAGCATATGGATTGGCCTCCTGCTCTTTGGCAGTTAACTGAGCTAACACACTTGCCATACTGCTACGATGTTCAAACGCATCGCTTTCACGATCATAAAAAACCTGTGGCTGTGGTCCTAGTTCTCCCAATGCAGCAAGTGCATCTGTGTGTTCTAACCATTGTGTATTGGTTGCCAATGCTTGTAATGCAGCTTCTTGCAATGCTTTCTTTTTATCGGCTAATAAACGCTCTTGTTTGTCATCATGAAACCCTTGACCGCATGCGTGGCAAGTGTGATTCTCGAGACTTTGTATTTCTGTCTTGAGTTGTTCTATTAATTTGTTTTCTCGCGTTTCATCTAACTCGCAACGTTTAATCCAAGTGTTTAGATCTCTAATCTTTTTAGACTTTTCGTTGTATGTGCTTAGTGCTAGGTGTGCATCTAGTTCGGCTTCGATATCAATCTGTGCAAGTTGATCATATGCTGCTTGTAATGCTGCAACATCTTCGCTTCTTTTACTGATCCACATGTTTTCCCTGCGAACCAATGCGTCAATTTGATCTTTGATACGCTTGTTGGCATCGCCGACTGCTTTAATACGGAACTCTTCTCTAGTGATGTCGTCTTTGGTTTTCTTAGCGAGCTCTTTAAGGGCTTCTGCTTTTTCACTAAGCATGGTAATGCCCAACAACTGCTCAATGATAGTTCTTTGATCGTTTGATTTAAGGGCCAAGAACGGTTCAGTGTAGGTGTTTAATGCTACTACG